GCAGCGCACCGTCGGGGCCATGAGCGAGGCCAGCGTCTACGGCAGCAAAAGCTTTGCAGGAATCTGAGGATGGTCGATGTTATCGCCTGGCCGCCGGTCGGCCTATCCGCCTGGGAGCCCAGCCACGAAGATATCGTAAACGTGTCCCGATCTCTGATCTCCGGCAAGCGATACCTGTCGGCTGCGCAGCCCCGGCGCCGTGTGGTCAGCGCGACCGTGCAGGGGCGCGGGATCGACGCGGCCGGCGCCGGGTTCATGGAAATGCTGAAGGACTTCGTGGCGGGCGGCGAGAACCTTGTCCGGATCGAATGTCAGAGCGCGCTTTGGCACCGCACCTGGGGCACCCGGGGCGCAGCGGCAGAGGCGGTCGTCGACGGCGACTGGACCGCGCTTGAGTGTACCGGGTTCGCAGCCAGTCAGATTGTGGCGCGGCCACACGACCTGGTGACCTTCACCACGGGCGGCGAGGATTACCTGACACGGGCCCTGACGGTTGTGCGATCCGACGGTGCGGGCGACGCGCTGATCCGCGTGCGGGATGACCTGTCGGGGACCGGCACCGTGGTGATCGGGGGTACGGAAAGTATCGTGTTCGAACCGGTGGAAATCCCGCGCGCGGTGCAGCCTGCCAAGGGAGACTGGGCCTATTCCTGGTCATTCCGCGAGGTGTTCGAGGCGGAAACCGACGGCTTTGTCGAGGTCGATCCATGGTCATGACGCGGGGGACCCCGACGGCGCTCTTGTCAGCGTTTGCAAGCGGACGGTTCTACCCGGTGGCCTTTGTCTATCTCGACTGGCCGGAGGGCGAAATTCGGTGGCATACGTCACGGGGCACGATCACCTGGGGCGGCAATGACTGGCTGGGGGTCGGAGCCTTCGGGAACCTGGCGTTGCCCGAAGAGGCGCTTAGCCTGGTTCCGGCGGAAGCTGCCCTGCGCCTCTACGGCGTGCCAGATGATATCTACGATTACCTCGACGATCCGATCCGCAACCGCCCGGGGGCGATCTATGTCAGCGCCCTGACGACGCGGGCGGGATCGACCCTCGTGGACGATCCGGTCGAGATCTTTGCGGGCTACATGGATGCCTTCGGCATGAAGGAAACCGTAGAGGTCAGCGGAGGCCGGACAGAGCTTCGAAGGTTTGTCGAGCTGCAGTTGGGCAGCGGGCCGGGTGCCCGTGTCCGGGGTCGGATTGCACATTCGGCGGAAGACCAGGTCACCAAGTTCCCGGGTGACACGGCCGGGCGGCACCTGATCCACAATCGCGCCAACGCGGAAAAGCTGACATGGCCCTCGAGCTGACAGGCGACCATGTCCTGCGCCTGTCCATGCGGATCATGGGGCGGTGCTGGACTTGGGGGGAGGCGGATTGCTGCACGGCGGCCTGTGACGTGTTCCAGGCCCTGCACGGTGTCGACCCGATGGCGTCGCTGCGGGGAGCCTACCGAACGAAGATCGGCGCGCAGCGCGCGATCGTCGCCCGGGGCGGATGGATGGCCATGGCCGAGGCGCTGGCGCGTGAGGCCGGGCTCGGCGTCGGGCAGGGGGAGGCCGGTGACATTGCCCTCGTGAGAACCGAGTCCGGGCTCTACGCGCTGGCCGTGACGCTGGGCGAAGGGGCCTGCGTTGCCAAGTCACTCAACGGGGGCACGATCCTGCAAGGTTTTGAAAGGAGCTGGGCATGCCCCAGGTAGGTGTATTCGTCGCGCAAGCGGCGGCGGCGCTGTCGAGCGTGATCGGCATCACGGCGACGAACCTGCTGTTTCAGCTGGCCGGCGTCTACGTGCTGAACCGCGTGGGATCGCTGCTGTCGCCGCGGCGCGCCGTGAGCTCGCCCGATGCGGTTCGCGAACTGGCGCAATCGACGACGCTGCCGCCCTACCGGTTCGTGTATGGCCATACCCGCGTCTACGGCTCGCCGGCCCCCTGGCGGGTGAAGGGGACGATCCTTTACGGCTGCCTGATCCTGAACAGCCGGCCGTCGCAGGGCAATTTCACGATCTATTTCGACAAGCGCCCGATCGCGCTGTCAGGCGATCTTTATGATTTGAGCGGTCTGGGCGCGGTGGCGACCGAGGCGCCGTTCCTGGGGTGGGTGACCTGCTGGATCGGCACGGGCGATCAGACCGGCCCGCCGGCTCCGATCCTCGGGGAAGTGCCGGAGCTGTTCCAGGCAACTGATGGCTGGCAGGGCAGGACCGTCCTCTGGGTGCGTCTCGATATCGGACCGACGACAAGCCGGAATGAACGCTGGCCACGCACGCCGCCCGAGATCGAGGTCGAGGGCGACTGGTCCCTGGTCTTCGATCCGCGCGAAGCGGGTCACGACCTGGACGATCCTTCGACCTGGTCGTTTTCCGACAACCAGGCGCTCTGCGTTCTCGATGCCCTGACCCAGAACCCGGTGAAGGCCTATCGCGAAATGAACCTGTTGATGGACAGTTTCAGCGATGCGGCGGACGTCGCGGACGAAACCGTGGCGCTGAAGTCGGGCGGGTCCGAGGCCCGCTACCGGGTGTCGGGCGTCCTGATCTGGTCGGAAGCCGAGATCGAGGACCAGGTCGAGCCGATGATGGTCGCGGGGGCATCGCAGTTCACCCGGGTCGGCGGGCGGCTTGGCATCCTGCCCGGCGCGTACCGCGCGCCCAGCTACACGTTGGACGATGTGCTGGCGCCAGGGATCGAGTTTCAATCGCTGAAACGCGGGCGGGACCTGCCGACCCGTGTCACGTCCAGTTACACGAGCCAGGGCCGCGGTTATGAAAGCGCGCAGCTGCAGCCCTGGGACATTCCGGGGGCGGCAACAGCGGATGGCGGCGTGCCCTCGACGCTCGATCTGCGCTTCGACATGGTCCTCAGCCCGACGCAGGCGATGCGGCTGCGCAAGATCCTTGGCCTGCGGGCCCGTCGGCAGCGATCGCTGAGCTGCATTGCCCCGCCGGCCGCCTTCGACCTGATCGGGGGGAATGCCGTCACGGTCGATCTGCCGGCGCCGCGCTCGGCGTTGAACGGCATTTACGAGCTGGCTTCGCTGCATCCCGGCGTTTCGCCGGTCGGTGATGACGGCGGGGTCGCTCTGCGTTGCCCGATGACCCTGATCGAAACCTCGGCCTCGATCTATGATTGGGACGGCGCGACCGAGGAGGAAGACATCGTCGCGGAAGATTTCGACGCGACGCGCGCCGGGATCGGCCTGCCCGGCGCGATCTCGGCGCAGACCGGGGCGGCCTATGATCTGGTCACGGGTGGCGGCACGGTGCCGCGCATCCGCTTCGCCTTCGATCCCTCGCCCTCGGCATCGGTCACGGAATATTGGTGGCAATGGCGCATCCATGACGAGGATTGGCAGGATGGCGGGGCGATCTCGACCACGACGATCGGGGGCGACGGCAAGCTCTACGGGTTCCTGAATGCGGCCGGTGCGAACATCCCGCACGATATCCGGGTTCAGGCCCGGGTCGGGGCGGAGGCCTCGGGCTGGCGCACGATCGAGAATGTCACGATCGGGCTGAGCCTTGCCAACACGGCGGCCGCGAACGGGATGGGATCGGTGGCCTTCAGCTTCGACACGCCGGATTCCTCGATCTTCCAGGGCGTTCGGATTTACAGCGCGGCGGTCGGAGAGGATTTCGCCAACGCATCGCTGCTGGTCGACCTGACGACCTATGCGCCCGGCGCGGCCGGTCAGGCGCTGGTGGCCGGCGCGACAGATACCGTCAACCTCTTCACGAATTCCGGCTTCGATACGGCGACGGACTGGACCACGCCGGGGGGGTGGTCGATCTCGGGCGGCAAGGCGACCCATGCCACGGGCTCCGGGGCGACGCTGTCGCAATCGGTGAGCGTCGACGAGGCGGCAACCTGTCGCTGGGCGCTGACCATGTCGGACCGGACCGATGGATATTGCCGGGCCCGGATCAATGGCGCGACCGACGATGAAAGCGATCCGCTGGAGACGAACGAAGCCCATTTCGGGGTTCTGACCGCGCCGGCCTCTGCCACCAGTGCGGGGGCATTCGGCAACAGCACGTTCGACGGCTCTGTCGACGAATTCTACCTGTTCGAGCAAACGCCGGACTGCCTGCCGCAGGGGGCGGCTGATTACTGGATTGTGCCTGTCGATCAGACCGGCGCCAACGCGGCGCCGCAAGGCCCGTTCACTGCCATCGCCTATTGAGGTCATCCCATGAATTTTCTGCCCAGCGTCCTGCGTCTCACGCAGGGCGCCACCTTTCGCGTGCTCTTGAATACCGGCCTCGACCTGGAAGGCTATGCGGCGACCAGCGCGGCGTCCTGGGGCGAGGGATCGTCCGACCTGGACGTGCGGCTGGTCGATGGCGGCTCCGGGGGCGTGATCGAACTGGAAGCCGCGCCGGCTGTCACGGCGACCTGGCCCGTCGGCCCGGTAAAGGCCGACGTCGCCCTGACCCTCGGGGATGAGCGGCTGCAGACCGAACCCCTGATCATCAATGTTCTGGAAAGGATTACAGAATGACCGGCTATTCCGTTGTCGTGACCGGCGGCGGCCGCACCGGCCTGTCCGCATATGAGGTCTATGTCGAGGTCGAGACGGCTGCCGGGCGCACGCCGCTGTCGAAGGAGGACTGGGTCCTCACGCTGCCCTGGACCCTGGACCCCACCAGCTGGAATGCGCTGTCGACCTACACCGAACGGACGGCGGTGCAGCACAATGGCAGCCTTTGGCTGGCGCTGAAGCCGAGTATCGGCATCACGCCTGGCACCGATGCCACGGCCTGGGTGCTGCTGCTGACCGGGGTGGATACAGACCTTTTCGATGCGCTGTTGGTCCAGGCCGAAGCCGAGGCGACGGCCGCGCAGACCGCCCGCGCGGCGGCGGAGGCTGCAGCGGCGTCTGCCGCGGCCGAGGCGCCGACCTTCGCCGATACCGCCGCGGGCCTCGCGGGCACGTCGGACGGCGATTATTTCCGCGTCATCGAAGCCGGTTCGGATTATGTCTCGATCTACCTCAATGACGGTGGCGCGGCGGTGGCCCAGGCTTCACTGCCGGCGCGGCCGGTCACCGATGGGCTGATCTCGGACCTTGCGACCGAAGCAGCTGAGCGGAAGTCCCTGATCATCGGTCCCGCAAGGGGCAATGGCTGGCTCTGGGCTGTAACTGACCCCGACGGCTTCGTGCTGGGGGGTGTCCGAGACGACTACACTATCGTTTTCGGCACAACCGAGATCGGGACGCTCGGCATGCTGACCCAGGTGGTCGACATCACGGCCGAGGCCGGGGATGGGCTGCGGGTCCTTGATCCCGATGGGTTCCTGGCGGCGCTGATCTCGGGCGGGCGCGTGGCCAGCGGTGAGACCTCGATCGACGCGGCGGGGCTGGTCACATCCGACTTTGCCCTGCGCCCCTCGGCCGATGGCGCGTTTCGCCTGGTCGATCCCGACGGGTTCATCGGTCTCAGCGCGTCCGGTGACGGTCTGAAAGTCGCCAAGGTGGTGAACAGCGATGGCACGGAAGCCCTGGCGCTCGCGACCCGGAACGCAGCCAATCTGGCCCGCTCAGCGGCCGTGGCCCGTGCGCTCAACACCACGGCGCAGCGGCCGACGGCGACGATCACGCAGATGCTCTGGTATGGACAATCGCTGTCGGTCGGAGCCGAGGCCTGGCCCAAGCTGACCGGCTCCATCGACACGGGGCTCGGCCTGCGGATGATCGGGCAATCGACGCGGCCCGATGCCCGGACCTCGGCCGGGTTTACGCCGCTCGGCAATTCCGACCTGAACGACCTGGCCGCGGTGGTGCAATCCTCGGACCTGTCCACGATCCTTGACGATCCGACCGTCGCGGCCCTGGACCCGGGCACCGTGGTCTATGGCGAAGGCCCTGACATCGCCGCCGCCATCACGCTACGCGCGCTGCAGCTGGCCCATCTGGGGCGCGAGGAGGAGACCGACCGGCTGTTGCTGGTCACCTCCTGCGGCGTCGGCGGTCAGAGCATCGAGGATCTGAGCCCGGGCGCCGATCCGGAGCTCTATGAGCGGGTGCCCGACGCGGTGACCTTGGGCAAGGCCAAGGCCGATGGCCTGTCCGGGTCCTTCGCGATCGGGGCGATCTCGCACATGCAGGGCGAGTCCGGCTCGGCTGACAAGGCGACGCACAAGGCGGGCACCGTCGCGGTCATGCAGGCGATCTTCGACGATTGCGCCGATGCGATCGCGGGGCAGGCCAAGCGGCCGGCGGTCTTCACCTACCAGACCCAGGGCAACAACATGTCCAAGGAAACCCAGGCGCTCTACACGCCGCTTGGGCAGATCGAGCTGATCGACGAACAGCCCGACTGGTACGTGGTCGGCCCGTCCTATCCCTACTCGGACAAGGGTACGCATTTCGACCCGAACGGCAGCCGCTGGATGGGCTGCCAGTTCGGCAAGGTTCATCACCGGGTGCTGGTGCTGGGGCAGGACTGGCGGCCGCTGATGCCGACGCGCCTGACCCATGAGGCGGGCTCGCGCGATATCCTGATCGACTTCCATGTGCCGGAGCCGCCCCTGGTCTTCGATACACCGCTGATCGGCACCGACTTCCTGGACCTCGCGACCAAGGGCTTCCGGGTCCTCGAGGATGCCAGCGAGGTCGAGATCGCGGCGGTCGAGATCGTCGCCGACACTGTGCTGCGCCTGCGCCTTGATGCCGTGCCCACTGGCGCGCTCGAGGTCCACTACGCGACCAAGACCGCCGCAGGGGCCGACCCGGCCATCGACGGCTTCGGCTGCCTGCGCGACAGCGACCCGACGCTGGCGCCCCTGAATTACGTCTATGCGTCCGGTACCGGGCAATACGCGGCAGCCGATATCGCGTCCCTCAAGGACAAACCCTATCCGCTCCACAATTGGGGCGTTTCCTTCATCAAACCGGTCGAGGAGCTCTGACCCATGTGCCCTGTTTCCATCGTCTCCAAGGACGCCAATTTTGCCGCCGCTTCCGTCGGCTATGACCTGCCCGTGGCCGATGCCGCCTGGGAATACCTGGGCTTCTACGGCACCGCCTATGGCGCGGATTGTCTGACCCGCAACCTGGTCTCGGGCAAGCCCTCGGCCCAGGTGGTCGGTGCGCCGCCGCTTTCGACCTACTACGCCACCTTCACCGGGGCCGCGCATTACCTGCAGACCGCGGTGGAGCATGTCGACGGCATGACGGTCTTCGCGATCGCCGAGGCGATCGGGGACACGACCGGCGCGCCGCTGATCTCGAACAATGGCTCGGTCAGCCAGGACCTCGACCCGGTCTCGTCAAACGGGATCATGCTCTACCTGCGCACAGGTGCGGCGGCCGACGACGATTCCGTGCGGCCCGCGCTGCAGCAGGCCATCCAGTCGGGCGGCGTGTCCACGGCGTCGGGCCTGATCGCACAGGCGCCGGAAACCCCGCTGACCGACACGCCCGCGCTCTTCGTCGGCCGGGCGCAGAGCGGCGCGAAGCCGGCCATCCGGGACTGGACCAATGCAGAATCCGATACGCTTGCGACCAATACCGTGACGACGATCGATCTGGGTCAGGAGCTCCGGATCGGCAGCCAATACAATGACGTGATCGCTGATGCGGTCCGGATCCATTGTGCCGGCATCATCAGCGAGGTCGTCTCGGATGCCGATATGGCGACGATCTATGCACGGCTCTCCGCCCATATGACCCGCCGCAGCATCACGATCTGATCGCGAGCCGTGCCATGCAGAAACGACAGGGAGGCACGATGAGTGATCCGACCAAGGACCCGGTCACGCTGGCCGGGCTGATCTTCGCTGGACGCCAGCTCCTGGATCAGATGCCGGAACAGATCAGCGCCCTGCTGCTGTCCGGCGCAGCGGGGGCCTATGTCCGGGCTGTCTTTGCGCCAGAAGCCTCATGGCGGCGGCGCATAGTGGAAGGCGTCGCAGGTGCCTTCGGCGCGATCTTTCTGGGCGGGCTGGTCGGGCATGTCCTAGACAGCATCA